CCCCCGGTGGCGAGTACACGCTGACCACGATCAGCGACGGCCCTGCCGGTCTGGCGCGTGTCGCCAAGTACGGTAAGGACACCATCGTCACCGATGAGGCAATCAAGCGTCGCAACATGGACCCGGTGAACAAGGGCATCCTGAAGCTGGTCAACTCCGCTGCGCTGGTCATCGACCAGGCTGTTGTTTCCGTTGTCGCTTCGGCGATCACGAACACGCAGAACGCTTCGGCTCTGTGGACGAGCGCCACGCCGAAGGTGCTGCAGGACATCCTGCGCGCCAAGGCGAAGGTCCGCGGCCTGAACCTGGGCTACGAGCCCAACGCCCTGCTCGTCGAGGACGAGGTCTGGGCCTACCTGGCCTCTGACACCGTCATCGCCGGTGCGATGGCTCGCGAGTCCGCGACGAACCCGGTCTACACGGGTCGCTTCGAGGTGCTCGCTGGCCTGCAGGTCATCCCGACCCCGGCTGCGAACCTGCCCGGTGGCGCGAACAGCAGCGCGTGGATCGTGGACACCAACCAGCTCGGCTTCATCGCGACCGAAGACCTCGGCGGTGGCTACCAGGCTGCCGGCGAGCTGGTGCAGTCGAAGGTCATCCGTGAGGATCACAACGACGGGTGGCGTCTGCGTGCCCGCGCGAACTTCGTCCCGGTCGTGACTGACCCGGGCGCCGGCTTCAAGATCACCGGCGTGGCCTGATGGCTGAGGCGAAGAAGAAGTCCCTCGTGGTCGTTGCGCCGATCGTTACTGCGCGCATGGAGAACAGCCGTCTGACGTACCTGTACCGCGGTGACGTGGTGCCGGACGGGCTGACCGCTGACTCGCTGAAGCACCTGTCGGACCTCGGCTTCATCGCCGAGCCGCAGCCCGAGAAGTAGTTGAGGAGGGGGACGTCATGGCGAACCCGGTGACGATTTCTGACCTAGAAGCGCGGTGGCGTCCCCTTTCCTCGGCTGAGAACGACGTGGCTGGGTCGCTGTTGAGTGACGCGTGGGAGATCCTTCTAGCGCGCGTGCCGTCGTTGAACGACCGGCTGGTCACAGGTTCCCTGTCTCAGGGGCTGGTGGTTGCTGCGGTCACGGCGATGGTGCTGCGTGTTCTCCGCAACCCTGAGGGCAAGCGGATGGAGTCCATCGACGACTACTCATGGACGCGTGACAACGCGGTGTCTGCGGGGCTGCTGTACGCGTCGGATGATGAGCTGCGGCTGCTGTCTGGTGTGCGTCGTGGGGCGTTCTCTATCGCTCCGGGGTTCTGATGTCTGCGGAGTCCGCGACCCTTGCTGGTCGCGCGGCGGCTGAGGCGCAGATGCGTGACCGGTGCATCATCACGGGCGCGGCTGCGTCGGTGTGGGATGAGGACGCGGGCACGTTCACGCCTGGTGATCCTGTGGTGGTGTATGAGGGTCGGTGCAAGTTGCAGACCCGCAACGTGATCGTGAACGAGGCTGACGCTGGCGACCGTGAGGTTGCCGTGGTCCGCTGGGAGGTTCACCTTCCCGTGTTCGGGTCGGAGGCTGTCACGAAGGGCCACGTGGTCACCATGACTGCATGTGCGCTCGACGCCGCCGTTGTCGGCCAGGTGTTCACCGTTCAAGGCCCGCATTTCGGTTCCGCGAAGACGGCGCGCCGCGTCCCGGTTGAGGCGGTGGTCTGATGGACTTCAGCATTGACGCGCATGAGGTCGACAGGCTCGCGGTTAGCCTCGGCCAAGCAGGACGCAAGGCGACGCTCGAGGCAACCGCCGTGATCGCTAAGGGCGCGCTGAACATCAAGAACGAGATGGTGAAGGACTTCACCGGTCACGGCCACGCGCCAGCCATCCCCCGCGCTATCAACTACGACCTCCGCGGTTTGTCCGCTGAGATCGGCGTGGACAAGCGCGGCCCGCAGGGTGGCCTTGGCAACATCCTCGCGTTTGGCACGTCGAAGAACGCTGCCGTGTTGGATCACACTCGCGGCCTGCAGGCTGAGGTTCCGAACGTTGTCAAGTTCCTTGGCGAGATCGGGGTGAAGTCGCTTGAGTAGAGCCCTGGTCGACGTTGTCGCTGCCCGACTCGAGGCTGAGGTTCCTGGCCGTGTGGTGTACAAGCATGCGGTCCCTGACAACGCTGCTCCCCGGTACCTGTTCGTTTACTCCAACACGCCCGGTCGCACCAGCGACAATCTCGGCGACGTCGCGACGATGCGGGACGAAACAGTGTGGGTCAACTCCACGTCGGTTGGCCCGCGCGAGCAGGCCACAGCGGAGTCCCTGTGGGGTGCTGAGCGTGCGAATGCGGCCCTTGAGAACTGGCGCCCACCGATCGGTTCCGCGTCATGGCGCCCGGTCCCCCTGTCCTCGCAACCACCTGTGAGGGATGAGTCCCTGCCGAGCGTGACGGCGATTTACACCGTCTCCACGTGGGGTTTCACGTACCAGCCGTAACCGCCCGATTCACCGATGCCCGAGGAGGGCGACTTACACATGTCTTGGACCCGCGTCAAGGACAAGGACACCGGTCACGAGTTCTCAACGCAGCTCGTGAACCCGGACGCGCACACCGTCATCGACAAGGACGCCGTTGACGGGCTGGGCCGGCCGCTGCCGGTCAAGCACTACACCACCAAGGGCGGCACGCCCGCCAGTAAGGAGAGCGCCAAGTGAGCGCTACTTTCCCCGTTGGCGTGCCTGCTGACGGCAACGTCAAGGTCGTTTTTGTTCCGGCGGTCGCTGACCCGAAGCTCCCGAAGGCCACTGAGCTGAACGCGACGTCGGCCCTCGACATCACTTGTGGTGTCACGGGTGGCGGGTTCACCACGTCGACTGACGTGCAGACCCTCACCGACGAGCGGCTGTGTTCCACGCAGACGTTCGAGGACGTGGGCACGTTCACGTATGCGATCGATGACATCGAGTACATCATCGACCCGCAGGACGTGTCCCCCACGGGCGAGAACAAGATCTACCAGACCCTCGTCCCGAACACGACGGGCTTCATTGTCGTGCGGTACGGCAAGGCGTTTGGTGACGCGTTCGCCGCGGATGACGTGGTCGACGTGTACCCGGTGAAGCTTGGCCCGCAGGTCAAGTCTGCGCCGGAGCGGAACACGAAGCTGCGGGCGAAGCAGAAGCCTTACACGATCGCGCCTGGTGCTCAGGTTGACGTGAAGGTTGTTGCCTGACGTTTCCCCTGATCGGGTCGGGGGCGCTACCTGGCTGGGGCGCCCCCGACCTCAGTGTTTGACCCCACCAGCCACTTTGCGCGAACTGTCCCGACATCGGGATGGTTCACGAAACCAGCCACCAGCCAAGGAGTACCCAGCCATGAAACCTCGCGAACTCACAGCAGCACATCTCGGTCGCAAAGTACGAGCCAAGTCCATCGACAGAGTGCTTGAAGGTCGGCTTAGCCGGATCGAGCACCGTCTGGACAGGCGGGACGCCCGCATCGTCGGCGGTCTCGACAACTGGCTCTACACGGACTTGATCATCGGCGGCCTTGACGCTTCCGTTGACTGCGACGACGACATTGAGGTGCTGTGATGAGTGACGTTTTCACGAAGGCCGACCCTGCCGCGTTCGACCTTGACTCTTGGATCGACGGCGCGAAGCTGCCCGAGAAGTCCGTGACCGTGTTCGGTCGCGCTGACCTCGTGGCACGCTGGGAAGAACTTGACCGCCAGCTCTCCACAATGGACGACGGCGGCGACGAGCGACTGGGCGGGAACACGCCCGCGACGGTCGCAGCGGAGATGACGGAGGTCCGTGAGGCCATCGACAAGTCCGCCCTAACTTTCACGTTCCGCGCTGTCCTTGAGGATGAGCGCAAGGCTGCAGAGAAGGCCGCCAATGGGGACGACGACAAGCTGACTTACTCGGTCCTTTCGGTCCAGGCGGTGAAGCCGAAGGTGTCGGTGGAGCAGTGGCCGAAGATCCGCGGGAAGATCGGCGAGGGTCAGTTCATGGCGCTGCTCGAGGCTGCGGCGTCGGCGGCGTATGACCGGAAGGTCAGCGTCCCTTTCTCGCTCGCTCACTCGGCGGCCCTGAGCACGTCGAACTCCTGACGGAGCTGCGGGCAGCGCGCGCCTGGGGCGTGCCGCTGTCCGTGCTTCGGGGTGAGCGGACCCCGGGTGAGCGTTGGAAGGATACTGACGCGCAGATGGCGCAGGCGCTCCTCACGTATGAGGCGGCGTTGTGCCCGAACTGTGGGCAGGACCGGCACGAGTCTATGGACATCGAGTCGGACGGCGAGTGGGTCGTCGAGGAGATGCGGTGCCACTCGTGTACGGCGATCAGTCGTGCGGCGAAGAAGTTTGAGAACGCTGAGGCGCCTAACGCGTTGAGTCTTGCCGCTG